ATCAACAACATTGCTCGTTTGATTTACGGAAAAGGTCTTTCAGCTACTGATGCTAACCGCAAGCCTAACGAGTACGCTCAAATGATGACCTTGATTTCAAAGGATTGTTTGCGAAAGATTGTTTTTGACCGCAAGTTATTTGGGCAGTTTGCTATTCAGGTACACTACAACGATAAGCACGACAAGATTCTCAAGGCTTATCACATCCCTGTAAACTTGTTGCGTGCTGAAAAATGCAATAAAGACGGAGAGATTGAAGGCTACTACTACTCGGACGATTGGACTGACATAAAGAAATACGTCCCTAAACGCTTCCCTGCGTTTGGATTTACCAACGAGAAGGTAGAAATCCTATTCAGCAAGCCTTATTCAGTTGGGATGAAATACTATTCCTACGTTGACTATCAGGGAGCAGTTCCATATGCACTTTTGGAAGAGGAAATTTCCGACTACTTAATCAACGAGGTTCAAAACGGATTCAGCGGTACTAAAGTAGTTAACTTCAACAACGGAGTGCCTACATTAGAGCAGCAAGAAATCATCTCCGCAAAGGTTCTCGGTAAGTTGACTGGTTCTAAAGGTCAAAAAGTAATCGTAGCGTTCAACGATAATATGGATACTCGTACTACAGTTGAGGATATCCCTTTGAATGACGCACCTGAACACTACACATATTTAAGCGAAGAGTGCTTGCGTAAGATTATGCTCGGACACAATGTCACGTCACCGCTTCTTTTTGGTGTTGCATCGTCTAACGGATTCTCTTCTAACGCTGATGAGCTTGAGAACTCGTTTATATTGTTTAACAATATGGTGATTAAGCCTTTCCAAGAGGAGATAATTGACGCCATTGACAAGATTCTATCATTTAACAACATCTCTTTAAACCTATTCTTCAAGACTCTCAAGCCGCTTGAGTTTGTAGACTTGGAAAATGCAGTAACCGAAGAGCAAGTTGCAGAGGAGACAGGCACGGAGTTAAGCGCACATATGCCGAAAGAAGTAGCCGAGCAGCTTATCGCACTTGGTGAGACACCTGACGAAAATTGGCTTCTAATAGACGAAGCACCTGTAGACTATGATTCCGATGAGTTAGAGAACGAAATGCTCTCTAAAGAGCTTGAACCTACCTTATTGAGCAAGGTATGGAACTTTGTAAGCACAGGAGACGCTCGTCCTAACATCACATCAAAGCAAGACAAGGTCATTGACGGAATCAAGTTCATTACTCGATATGTTTATCAAGGTGAGACTGGCGGCAAGAGTGGTAAAGGACGTCCGTTTTGCACTCAAATGATGCAAGCAGGTAAAATCTACCGCAAAGAAGATATTCAAAAAATGAGTGGTCAGCAAGTTAACGCAGGATTTGGGCCTCGTGGTGCTGCGACTTATGACATTTGGCTTTACAAAGGTGGTGCGAATTGTCACCATAGATGGAACAAACAAGTGTATGCAACTTTTTCAGGCAAGGCATTGAACGTAGGTAGCAAAGAATTAAAGCAAGTAGCAGTACGCAAAGCGGAGAAGTTAGGCTACGTTGTAAAGAATGAGGCTTTGGTTTCTACTCGTCCTATTGACACACCTACAAAAGGCTACTTACCTAAAAACGATTAATAATGGCAACGGCACTACTAATAACAAGAGACGATATAGTTCGTTTTACGGCAGTCAACGGCAATGTAGATACTGACAAGTTCATTCAGTTCATTAAGATTGCTCAAGACATTCACATACAAACCTACTTGGGTACTAAACTACTTGAGAAGCTACAAACGTTAATAATTGCAGGTACTCTTTCAGGTAACTACGAGACACTTGTAGAAACATACGTTAAACCTATGCTCATCCATTGGAGTCTCGTTGAATATCTTCCTTTCGCAGCTTACACAATCGCTAACAAAGGAGTTTACAAGCACTCATCCGAGAACGCTGAAAACGTAGAGAAAAACGAAGTAGACTTCTTGTTAGAGAAAGAGCGACAAATTGCTCAACACTACACGGAGCGTTTCATCAGTTATATGAGTTTCAACCAAGACTTATTCCCTGAATACAATCAAAACGTTGACCAAGATATGTACCCTGACACTACGAATAATTACACCAGTTGGTTTATATGAAAAAGAACAGACCGAAGGGTTTGAAGTATAGCCCTAAAAACACGAATGTAGAAAAATTACGAATCTATTTAAGCAAACAAGAAAATGGCAAATAGCAACGGATGGGGAGATGGCGCAGCAAACAACGCAATAGGTTGGGGGCAAGGCGCAGTCAACAACCTGATATCTTGGGGGTATTCTCACTTTGTATCTTGGGCAGGATTGACTGACATCGTAGGTTCTCCTGTACCTTCATTAATTTCAAACTTCCAAACGAGAGTAGCAAACGATGGGGGTGCTTTTGAGGCATCTTCGTGTTTAACTACGACTCTTAACAACCTTAAAAATATCGCTTAATGAGCCTACTTGACGACGCATCTTTATTAGTAACACCCAACGCCGAGAAGGAAGGGAAGTTATATTCGATTATTCCTACAAACGGCAACGGCGATTTCTCCGTAACTCGTGCGACTACTGCCACTCGTGTCAACGCTTCGGGCTTGGTTGAGTTAGTGCCTTATAACCTACTGACTTATTCCGAAATGTTCAGCAATGCTGCGTGGAGTAAAACAAGGTCAAGCGTAAGCGCCAACACTACGACTGCTCCAAATGGCACTTTGACTGCCGACTCATTAATTGAGGATACCGCAACAGGAACACACTCGACGTCATTCGGTTTTACCGCTATAGCATCTCCATTCACGGCTACAATTTACGCTAAATCAAACGGCAGAAATTGGCTGAATATTTCGTTTTTATCTACGACTAATGCCTTTGCTTATTTTGACTTACAAAATGGTGTTCTTGGTACAATAGGTGCTGCGTCAACTGCTACAATTACAAGCGTCGGAAATGGTTGGTATCGATGCTCGATGACAGCAACAACTGCCGCAGGAGCAAACACATTGGCTTATTATTTAGCGTCAGCAGACAACGTAGTCAGTTACACAGGCAACGGCACTTCGGGTCTATTCATTTGGGGAGCTCAACTTGTCGAAGGCACTTCTGCCCTTGACTACCAAATGACTGAAACAAGGCTAAACATTCCTCGCCTTGACTACTCACTTGGAAGCTGCCCTAACATCTTGCTTGAGCCGCAAAGGACTAACCTTGGTCTTCAAAGCGAAGATTTATCATCTGCCTCTTGGTTTAAAGGTGCAGGCGTAACAATAACCGCGGACAATACAATTTCGCCAAGCGGAGTACAAAACGCAGATAGAGTTGTTGGCGCAACAGGAACAGGTACTTGGGGTTCTGCAAATAACGCTTTGAAATTTCAAGAACAACAGGAGCTTCAACAACGGCATTAGCTGTAGTTTTAACAAATTCAACTGCGGACTTTTTTGCTTGGGGTAGACAACTCGAAGCGGGCGCTTACGCAACATCTTACATACCTACGACATCGGCTTCAGTTACAAGGAATATAGACGTAGTACAAAAAACAGGTGTTTCGTCTTTGATTGGTCAAACTGAAGGTACAATCTATTGGGAAGGTACGCTTACTTCGGGTCAAACCGATGATATTTTCTTCTTAAATAGAAATTTAACTAATAGCGTGTTTTTGTATAAAACAACTGCAAATCAAATTTTCCTTCGAATTTATTATAATAGCGCATCGATAGCTTTCGGAAGCGCAAGTGGGTATACGGGAAATGTTAAAATTGCAGCAGCATATAAAAGTGGAGATACTATTTTGTATGTTAACGGGGTTCAAGTAAACACAAGCGCAACTGCCTTTGCTTTTACGGCAGCTCTTTCTGACATAGTATTAAACAATTCTACTTTCTTTTTAGGTAATGCAACTAAAAGTGTTAAGACCGCCGCTTTATTCCCTACTCGATTAACTAACGCGCAGCTCGCAGCACTAACCGCATAACAATGAACATCTACAAACTCACCTACACAAACAAGGAAGCCGCAGTTGCTGACCTCGAAAGCAAAGGAATACTAACCGCTGAAGGCTACGGCATCGGAGTACAAGCCGTTGTTGAAATCGGTATCATTGCAATTGACGAAAACACGAATGCTGACGGCTACCACTACGACGTTATGAGCATAGAGACCTACGACTTTGGCAGTAACCTTGTGACACCAAGAAATCCTAAACATACATTTGCAGGTTATGAAATCTAAATCCTTATTATTCGTGTTTTCACTATTTGCCGTACTCGCACCTGTCAAGCCTATGGTACTAATGGCAGTTGCTACTA